AGGTCGCGAAAAAAAGTGCATTTTTGAGGTAGTAGGGTTCCCCCTATGAAAGGTCGCAAACGAAAACCCGATTCTGTGAAGGCCGCGCAGGGCACCTTGCAAAAGTGCCGGACCAACAAACGCGCCCCGAAAGACTTCGGCGTTCCGGACACACCATTCCTGCCGGGCACAATCGCGCAGGAAAAATGGGACGAAGTCGTTCCGGGGCTGGAACGTCTCGGCATTATTGACGCAATCGACCGAACGGCACTGCAGGCACTTTGCTGGCAATACGAGCTGGCGATGAAGTCCCAGAAGGAAATCGAGGACTACGGCATCACCTTAAGCACCGAACACGGCACGATCAAAAATCCGGCGTGCACCGTGAACAGCGATGCGTGGGCGAAAATCCGAAGCCTGATCAATGATTTGGGGTTGAACTATTTGAGCCGTCAACGCATGGAGTCAAAAGCAGTGCAAGCACCCGAGGATCTGGAGGCGAAGTACCTTGCGTAAGAAGGCTGTCAAACGTGATGGAGAATTCTGGTTTGACGACGCGGCAGCCGAGCGGGCCGCATCGTTCTTTCCGGATTGTCTCACGCACGTGAAGGGCAGCAAGGCGGGCAAGCCGCTGGTTCTTCATGAGGCACACGCAAGGATCGTCCGGGACTTGTTTGGCTGGAAGCGGGCGGACGGCACGCGCAGGTATCGGAAAGCATACATCGAGATTCCCCGAAAAAATGCGAAGTCCACACTGGCGGCGGGAATCGCAATTTACCTGCTGCTGTGCGACGCCGAACCAGGGGCCGAAATTTACTCTGCAGCCCGCGACCGTGAGCAGGCTGGGCTGGTGTATCAGATGGCCAGTCAGATGCTGCGGAAAAATGACATGCTGGCAAAGCACGTCACGATTCGGGACAGCACAAAACGCATCCTGCACAAGAAATCCAACTCTTTCTATCGGGTGATTTCCGCGGACGCGCAGGGGGCGCACGGATTCAATGCGAGCGGGATCATTTTTGATGAGGTCCACACTCAGCCAACGCGGGATCTGTGGGATACACTGGACACGTCCACCGGGGCACGTCGCCAGCCGTTGACGTTCGCCATCACCACCGCCGGACACGACCGCAGCAGTATATGCTGGGAGCTGCATCAGTACGCCACCGCCGTGTTATCCGGGGCGATTTCAGACCCGTCATTCTACCCGGTGTTGTTCGCGGCAGATCCCGAGGACGATTGGCGGTCGGAGGACACGTGGCGGAAAGCGAATCCATTGCTGGGTGAGGCCGTCAGCCTGGACTACTTGCGGGAGCAGTGCAAACGGGCGGAGGAAAACCCAGCGTTCGAAAATACATTCCGGCAGTTGCATTTGAATCAGTGGACGGAGCAGGCGAAACGAATCGTGTCGATGATTCAGTGGGACAAATGCGGGCATGAAATCGACATCACGCAATACTACGGCAGGCCGTGTTTTGCGGGGTTGGACCTGTCCAGCACGCGGGACGTGACCGCGTTGACGCTGGTGTTCCCGGAGGACGACGGCGGCGTGACGGTGTTTCCGTGGTTCTGGCTTCCGGAGGAAGCCGTCAGCCAGCGAGCCGGACAGGATCAGCGGATGATACGAGCGTTCGCTGCGCGGGGTGACGTGGAGACGACCAGCGGCAACGAAGTGGACGTTCAAGAGTTGTCCGAACGCATCACGGAAATCTGCCAACAGTTCGATGTTCAGGCGATCGGATTTGACCCGTGGAACGCCACAGGTGTGACCCAGAAACTGAAGGAACTGGGTATGCCGGACAGCCTGCTGGTGAAAATGCCCCAGTCATTCAGCACCTATAACGAGCCATTCAAGCGGCTGTTGAGTATGCTGGGGAGCGGCAAGTTTCGGCATGACGGAAACCAGGTGTTGCGATGGATGGCGGCAAATCTATCGCACAAAGAAGATTCGTCTGGTAATATCAGGCCGGACAAGGGGAAATCGGCAGAGAAAATCGACGGCATTTGTGCTACGCTGATGGGGCTGGCACTGGCAACACAGCAGGCGGTGGGGGTATCGGCTTACAGTTCGACGGGTGCGGGCGTGATCCTGTTTTGAGGTAACGTGAATGAGCGACGGTTACGGTGTGACAATCATTGCACAGGCAACGCCGGTGGCCGCACGTTCCGAGGAGCACCTGTGGCGGTCCATCAGCATGGGCGGCGACTATCCGGTGATCCGCGCCAAGTCCGGATCTAAGATCACCAGCCGGACGGCAATGGGCTACCCGCCACTGTGGCGAGCGGTCAACCTGATCAGTAACAGCGTTGCCGGGTTGCCGTTTGACGTGTTCAGACGACAGCGGGACGGCGGAAAAAAAGTGGACATGCGACACCCGGCGCAGAAGCTGCTGGAGAAGTCGGCGAGTCCGTTCGTCAACGCCTACACCTTCCGTCGGACCATGACCGCATTGGCACTGTTACACGGCAACAGTTACGCCAGCATCGACCGCGTTGAAGGCCGTCCGGTTTCGTTGTCGATCTGGAATCCCGCGCAAACAATGGTGCGCGTGATGGACGGCGAAGTCTGGTATGTGACGTATTTCAACAACCAGCCGGTGCGAATCAATTCAAGGGACATGCTGCACATCCGCGGTCTCGGACCTGACGGCATTGTGGGCTGGCCGGTTCTGGAGCTGATGGCGGACGCGTTGGGCGTGGGCATGGCTGCGCAGGAATTCGGGGCGAGGTTCTTCGGATCTGGCAGCAATCCGAGCGGTCTGTTGATGATTCCGGGGGCCTTCTCTGAGGAGAAGATTCGGAACACGATTGCGGCGTGGAATTCCATGCAGCAAGGGCTGGCCAATTCTCACAAGGTCGCATTGCTGCAGGAAGGCGTCAAGTTTCAGCAGTTGCAGATTGCACCAGAGGCAGCGCAGTTTTTGCAGACCCGTGAGCATGAGATTCGGGCGACGGTCGCGAACATCACGGGCGTCCCCCCGCACATGCTGGGCGACAGCACGCGAACGAGCCACAACAGCCTTGAAGCCGAAGGCCAGTCGTATCTGGACTACTGCCTGCAGCCGTGGCTGAAAACGTGGGAGATGGAATGTCGCGAAAAGCTGCTGACGGAACAGCAGCAAGACAGCGACAGCCACACCATAGAATTCAATCGCGAGGCGTTGGTTCAAATGTCGTTTGAAACAAAAATCAACGGCATTTACCGGCAGTTGGAATCCGGGCTGATCACCCACAACGAAGGCCGCGCATTACTGAACATGGCGGGACTCGGCGAGGACGGCGACGCACGATATCGCCCCATGAACTGGCTGGAGATTGGCAGTCCCCAGGAGGAAATGCAGGAAGGCGAAACGGAGGAACTTCCGGACGAATCAGAGGACGACAGCCCGGAGGATGACAGCGAGGACGACAGCGAGGAATCGCCAGCCGTGGCAGCACTCCGGCAGATGATCGTTGACGGCGTTCAGCGGTCCTGCGAATTTGAGGCTTCCAAGTCAATTCAAACCGCCAGCAAACGACCGCACGATTTTCTGGCGGCGGTTGAATCGTTGTCGGATTCGTGGGCGGAAAATACCCTGCCCGGTCTGACATCACCACAGGCACGGCAGGCGATTGCGGCACATGCTGCGGAGTCGCGGCGACTGTTGATCGAGGTGGCCGGACACTGCACAGCCGACACGCTGAAAACGCATGTGTCGGACGAAGTCGCGACATGGGCAGAGCGGGCCGAACGACTGACGGCGGCAATCCTGCGGTGCGTGGTCAGGGCAGCCCCAAAAAAATACGACGGCATCGACTTCAGCCCACCGCAGGCAGTCCGCGAGGAAGCGCAGCGGGGTCTGGATTGGCGGGACGAATACGGACGCGGAGGCACTGCGGTAGGCATCGCACGGGCCAGAGACTTGAGCAACGGCGTTGAGGTCAGCCCGGAGACGATTGGCCGCATGGTCAGGTTCTTTGCTCGGCATGAAGTTGACAAGGACGCGGAAGGATTCCGGCAGGGCGAGAAAGGATATCCGAGTAACGGCAGGATTGCGTGGGCACTGTGGGGCGGAGATCCCGGGCAGGCATGGGCCAAAAAAGTCAAAAAACAGATGGAAAGTCGCGACAAATGAGAGCAAAAATCGACATTTTCACGCCAAAAAGCATCAAAAACACTGCAAAATCAGACGATTTTCGCGTGTTTTGGAACGAAACCGACGCCGGAATTGAAGTGCTGTTGTACGGCGTAGTCGGCGACGAATACACGCAGACGGACGCGGCAAGTGTGGCCAGAATCCTGAGCAGCAACAAAAACAAGCCGGTGACGATGCGCGTGAATTCGTTCGGCGGTTTGGCGTTCGACGGACTGGCAATCTACAACGCATTGGCGGACCACTCCGGGCCGACGGTCGGTGTAATTGAGTCTGTGGCAGCGTCTGCAGCATCGCTGGCGGTGTTGGGAGCCGACAAGGTGCAGATGCAGGCAAACGCGGTCTATCACATCCACGAGGGCATTGCAGGGGCTGTGGGACATATTGCGGATCTGCGGGAGACAATTGAGTGGCTGCAGGCGTTCAACGCGGCTGCTGTTGCCACGTATGCCGCAAAGACTGGCAAACCGCAGGAAGTTCTGGCGTCTGCACTGCTGGGAGCGAACGGCGACGGGACACGCTACACAGCCGCGGAGGCGTTGGCGTTTGGGTTCGTCGATGAGGTTTTGCCGGTCGGGAAAAAGTCCGCGAAATCCACAGCCCGCAATGACAGATCCGGGGAATTGGCAGCACGTGCCAGACTGCTCCGAGCAAAAAGTGTTTGACAACGGGCGGCAAACAGTGTAAGAATTCCCGTTGTCAGGACCGCAGCCCGAAAACGTGGCACTCCTGACCGCTGATTGAGTGGGCAAAATTGCAGGCGTCAATCGTTCGCGTATTCGCATTTCCGAATCCGCCAGCGGTTGACGCTTTTTGCGTTGACACTGGCAAAACACAGGAGTCAACACATGAGCAAATCCATTCCGCAACTGCAGGCCGAGCGGGCCGCAAAGATCGAAGCTGCCGAAAAGCTGTTGCCAGCCGAAGGCGACATCATGACCGCAGAGGCACAGACGCAGGCCGGGGAACTGCTGGCCGCGGCAGAATCCCTGCAGGCCGATATCGACGCAGCCGTGCGAGCACAGGCAGCCGTTCAGGACATGCGGACCAAACTGACCGCGCTGCGATCCGTCCCCGACAATCCGACAGCCCGAGCCATCGCCAACGTTGGCGGGCTGGCATTCGGTGTTCATGCAGGCCACGACGTTGCACGCCAGTTCAGTCTGCCCCGCAACGTGCGCCGCGTACCGTTGAAGAACTTCCGGCAGGACAGCAATGACGAAATCCCGGCAGAAGTCCGTGCGTACCGATTCGGCATGTGGGCACTGGCCGCGATCAGCGAAACCGGCAGCGTACCGTATCGCAACAATGCCGCGGTGACGTTCTGCCGTGACAACGGGTTGCTCAATGTCGCGCACGGTGAAGGCGGAGCGGACACCACCGGGGCGCATGTGCTGGTTCCAGAGGAATTCGGTACGGACCTGATCCTGTTGCGTGAACGCTACGGCGTTGCCCGTCAGTTGTTCAACGTTGTCACGATGAGCAGCGACGTGAAAACCGAGCCGCGGCAGTTGTCCGGATTGACGGCATATTTCACAGCCGAAAATGCTGCCATCACCGAATCGAACATGACGTTTGACAACGTCAACCTGGTGGCGAAGAAGTTGGCCGTGATTGCCCGCATGAGCAACGAACTGAATGCGGACAACGTTCTGGGGCTGGCCGATCGGTTGATTGGTGAAATCGCTTACGCCTTCGCGTACAAGGAAGATGACTGCGCATTCAATGGCACCGGCACCAGCGCCTACGGCGGCATCACAGGTGCACGCACTCGGATGGATGAGCTGACCGCAGGCACCGCACCCGGGCTGATTCTCGGCAGCGGCAATCTGTGGTCAGAACTGACGCTGGCCGACTTCAACAAGGTTGTCGGGGCACTGCCGAACTACGCAGACGTGCCCGGTGCAGGCTGGGTGTGCCACAAGACCTTCGAACACACCGTCATGCAGAAGCTGGCGTATGCAGCCGGTGGCGTGTTGGCGTCGGAGATTGTCAACGGCATCCGTCGCAACACCTTCCTGGGCTATCCGGTTTACACGTCGCAGATCTTCCCGAGCACCGAGGCCAACAGTCAGATTCCTGTGCTGTTCGGGTCGTTTGGTCAGGCTGCGATGTTTGGTGCACGCGGTCAGGAGTCGATTGCATTCAGCACCGAAGCCACCGTGGGCGGGCAGTCCATGTGGGAACGCGATCAGATTGGCGTGCGTGGTACCGAGCGATTCGACGTGGTTGTGCATGACTACGGCACCAACAGCGCAGCCGGCCCGATTGTTGGTCTCGAAACTGCTGGAAGCTGATGACACAACACCCGGCAGTGTGTCGGGTGTTTTCTTGAAACACTTTGCTCCGAGGAGCCTTTCAATATGATTCAGGAACGTTTGATCAATGACAGCATTCTGATTGCCCCGCGAGCGCTGACGAACAACGCAACCGCAACGGCGAATCTCGACACCAAGGGCGCAGCCTACGCAACGATTCGGGTTGCCTGCAGTTCCGAGGTCAACACCAATGCCGTGGGACCAACGCTGGTTCTCAGCGAGTCCGATGACACCGTGGTGTCGAACTTTGCGACGCTGGACACGCAGGCCGCAATCGACCTGACCGCTGCGCGTGAAATCCACTACGGCGTTGATCTGCGAGGCCGCAAGCGTTATTTGCGGATTGCCGTGAGCACACCGACAGCGACCAACGACCACATCGTGATGAGTGCAGTGGGCACGCTGAGCAAGTTGGAGAACGCACCAAACGGCACGACCAGCGTTGCCGATACGGCTGTGTTCGTCTGATTCTGTAACGGGACTGCGGGCAGTTGTGGGACTGCCCGCACATCCCAACATTCTGAGGGGTGGTCATGAGGCTGAATTTGGGTGCGGGCAATTGTCCGCTGGACGGTTGGCAAAACTACGACATCAAAACGGGACAACCGTGTTTTCCGTTGGCACATGCTGACGGCACGGTGGACGAAATCAGGGCATCGCACGTTCTGGAGCACCTATCGTTTAAGGATGCGACGGCGGCATTGCGGGACTGGTTCCGGGCACTGAAGCCAGGCGGCAGGCTTTGGGTTGCAGTCCCGGACGTGGACAAGGCACTGGCAGCGACTAACGGAAAACGGCTGTTCTATGTCATGGGCGGACAGACTGACGAACACGACATACACCGCAGCGCGTACGATGTGGAACGGCTGGAGGCATTGTTCGAGGACGTGGGATTTGAGCAGGTGAGCGAATGGCAGGGGACTGCAGGCGACTGCAGCAGCCATCCGGTCAGCCTGAACAGAGTCGGAACAAAGCCGCAAACAGCACCAATCAGGAGAACGGCGACCGTCAAAGTCGCAGCGTATTGCACGCACCCCCGATATGAGGCTGTGGCGGCACGAAACGTCATTGACGGAGCATTGAAGCCACTGGGAATCAACCTGCATTGTTCGCAGGGTGTGTTCTGGGGGCAGTGTATGCAGCGAATGTTTCAGGATGCGATCGACCGCGGGGTTGATTGGATTCTAAGCATTGACAGTGACAGCCTGTTTACTGCCGAGCACGTGCGGCACATCATGGACATATTCGCACAAACGCCAGAGGCGGACGCACTGGCCGCGTTGCAGTGCAGACGCGGGGCATTGTTTCCGCTGCTGACAACAGGCAACCACCAGACGGGCGACGAAATCAGGATTGACGGCAGACCGCTGAAAGTCACAACAGCACATTTCGGGCTGACGCTGTTTCGAGTTGAGAAATTCAAGACGCTGCCAAAGCCGTGGTTCCGGAGCGTACCAGGCAAAGCCGGCGATTGGGACGACGACAGGCTAGACGATGATATCTATTTCTGGCATGTGTGGCGCGAAGCGGGAAACACCATCTACGTTGCACCCAGTTGCAGCATCGGACACCTTGAAGAAATGTGCGTTGTGTACGACAAGGACATGCAGCCGAAGCACCAGTATGTCCACGAATGGCGAAAGGAGAACGGTTTGCAATGATCACATTGACACGGCAGTGGAGGGCGTTCCCGGTTGGCGCAATCGTCGCACCGGGGCGTGGGATTGAGTTGGAGTTGGTGAGGCAGGGATTCGGGATTGAGTGCCAGCGACAGGAGCCGGAAAAATGCAGCCAGCCAGCCCAACATTCACCACAACCAGCGGTCCGGCAGTCGAACCGATCACGCTGGAAGAACTGAAAACACGGCTGCGGATTTCGGGTTGTGATTTTGACGACGAAATCAACGACATGCTGAAGGCAGCACGCCTGCAGGTTGAGGCCGACACGTACCGCAAACTGATCACGCAAACCGTGGTCATGTACCAGGAGGATTTCACAAGCCTGCTGGGGCCGGTGCAGATTCGGCTGGCCCCAATCCAGTCCATCACGCACCTCAAATACTACGACCGTGACGACGTCCTGCAGACCTTTTCCGCATCCGATTACTACGCAAACCTGACCAGCACACCGCCAGAGATTCGGCTGAAAGAGGCGAAGCAGTGGCCAAACACGAGTCTGTATCGACCGAATAAGATCGAGGTGACAATGGTGGCAGGCTACGGCAGCACAGCGGCGAGCGTACCGCGTGCGGCAAAGCTGGCGATCGTGGAATACTGCCGAGCAATGTGGGACGGATGCGAGGGCAACACGGAGACGTATCGACGGCTGATCAGTTCGTTGCAGTGGACGGCGTATCATTCGGTGATCCAATGAAGTGTGATTCCAAAACCAGCCACAGGCACTACACCACCCGCATCACCGTTCAGCGATTGGCTGGGACTGCAGACGCGGCTGGGCACATCAACGGCAACACGGACTCCAACTGGAGCACCTATTGCACGGCGTGGGCATCGGTTCGGAGTCGTGGCGGTCGGGAGTTTTGGCGTGTGTCGCAGGTCCAATCCGATGTTGATTTCGTGTTCAATTGCCCGTGGTCAAAGACGCTGGAGAACGCAACGCCGGATATGCGGATTTTGACCGATGGCAAGGTGTACGAAATCGTAAGCGTGATCAACGTGGATCTGGCGAACGAAACCATTGAAATTCAGACACGAAGGCGGACAACCTGATGTTTTCCAAGTTTGCGTCTGGGTTGAGTGGACATGGTCAGTTGCTAGCCGCGCACGTTGACATGGTGGCGGTGCAAAAGGCCGCGCAGCGAATGCTGGCAACGGTTGAGGGTAAGGTGGCAACGAAGGCACTGGCGGCGGTTGGAAAGTTTGGGCGGGACAAGGTCAAGTCGGAGATTCCGACGCGATACAAAAGCGTGCGGAAAGCTGTGGCGTGGCGGCATGTGAAACGCAAGTTCAATGCCAACGGGCGGGCTGTCAAAGTGGGGGCAGGCGTTGGGCCGAACATTCTGCGGAAGAAACGACTGACAGACAAACAGCAGGCGAAGGCATCGCAGTTGCGGGAGAAGATTGCGACCACCCAGAAGGCACGCAAGAACAGCAAAAGGCCGGGCGTTGGGATCGACAAGGCGAACGTGCACTGGTGGTTCAGCGGCACACAGAACCGCATGACAGGCACCAAACGCGGACGTGTTGGTGGGAAGCGTGGCCGTGGTGGATGGAAAGGCAAATCGGTGCGACTGGACACCGGAGGCAAAAAGGCAAACCGCGGACGTATGCCACCACAGGCACGTCCAATCATGGTCACGTTGTCGGGCTACAGCGGAAACATCCGCGAGATCATCCGCGTTTACGTTTCCGAGGGTATCACAATTGAGGGGAACCGAAACAAGTGATTACCGGCATCCTGAATCTGTTGATCAACACGTCAGCCATCAGCAATCTGATTGGCAGCCGGTGTTACGTCAACAAAGCACCGCAGAAGGCGGCGTTGCCTTACATCGTTTTGACGCAGCTCAACAGCGAGGAATTCTTGAGTCTGGACGCAACCACGAGCACACTCCGGAGCATCGTGATTGACGTGGATTGCAAGGGGCGCACGTTCCCTGAAACCGAGTCACTCGCAAACGCGGTCAAGGCACGACTGACGGACTACAGCGGGGCAGCAGGGAGTTTCACGGTTGGGGCCACGATATTCAACAGCGAGTCACACGACTACGAGCCTGCTACAGACGGCAGCGACAACGGGGTGTTTGCGATTACGTTGGACTACGACATCATTTTTAATCCATAGGAGAAGTGAGAAATGGCAAAGCTGAAAGTCAAAGGCACGGTGATTGAACAGGCCAGCGGCACCACCTACACGGCGGTGGCACAGGTCACAGGGTTCAGCATCAGCGGGATCGAAACAGAGACCTACGACAGCCGGACGCTGGACGGCACCGCAGGCGTTGAATACGACCCGACAGGATACGTCGAAGGCGGGAGCGTGACGTTCGATCTGTTGTATGATCCTGCATTGGCCGGACATCAGGCAATCACCGATTTGGCGGTGGCTGCACACCTCACGACGAACGGATTGCCGAACGACGTGAACTGGAAGGTCAAGTTCGCCAACACCGCGAGCACGGAGCTGACGTTTGCGTCAAGCGGGATCGGCGTGGACATCACCGGCGACGCAACCGACGGGCTGCGATCGTCGATCACGCTGAAGTGCGACGGGTGCCCTGTATTGCCTAGCTGATGAGGTGATCTGATGAAGTGCAGAACAACGCGGGATCTGGGTGCGGTCGATTCGTGGCAAAGCCCGCTGATTGTCGAGTCTGACAGTCGGCGGTTTGTCCCAGTCGGAACGGTCATTGACCAGACCGAACACCCGGAAACGAATTGCGTGGCACTGGTTCGCAATGGCGAAGCGGTTCCACTGGATGACGAATGCAGGAAGGCGGCTGCGATGACGCAGGCGCAAATTGACGCGGCGGTGCGGGCACAGTTCAAACTGCATCAGCCGGAAACAACAGACGATTTAGAGGGGAACGACGATGAGGACAGTGATTGACCCGGCAGCATTTCGGACGCCGTTACCAGTTCCACGGGAGGACGTACCGGTTCCGGAATTCGGCGAGGGCGTGGTGATTCCGGTGTGGGGCATGACGGCACTGGAGCGGACACGGTTTGAGCAGGCGATGCAGGGCAAATCCGGACCAGTGGCCGCGCGTGTTCTGGAGATCCGTGAGCGGCTGGTGGTTGCGTGTTGCAAGTCCGATGACGGCGTTCCGCTGTTCACCACAGCGGACGTGCAGGCAATCGGACAACAGCGGGCGGACGTGGTCGAGCGAATCGTGAATGCTGCACAGCGGTTGTCAGGATTCACGGCTGCGGACATCGAGACCACAGCAAAAAACTGAAACGTGATCCAGTGAGGTTGACAGCGTATCGGCTGGCCGAAGTCATGGGCTGGCTGGACGTGGATTCCATGCTGGATCACATGACACCGCAGCAATGGCAGGAATGGCAGGCGAAGGACGCAATCGACCCGATAGGCCACCGTGGAACACATGAGGCTTTAGGGATCTTTGCAGCGATGGTTGCCGGAGCACTGGGAGGTCGAGACGTGACACCGAACAGCGTAATGTGGTGGCGTGGTGAGCAGCAGGAATCGAAGCCTGCCAGCCACGACGTTGCAGCAATGGCACTGCAGGCAATAGGAGCACGACGCCGTGGCTAGTCTCGGAACATTGGCCGTCAACATCGGGGCGAATACCAGACCCCTGAAACAGGGGCTGGACAATGCACTGGGGCAGGCAAAATCGTTTGCCAATGGCGTGTTGCAGACCTTCACAGGAATGCAGTTGAGCAGCCTGTTTTCGGGGGCTGTGCAGCAGGTCAAAGGCATGGCGTTGGGTGTGGTCAATCTGGCCGCGGAGGCGGAAGTTGCGCGGGCCGCGTTTTCAACGTTGCTGATGGACGTGGACAAGGGCGCGAAGTTGTTCGGCGAGTTGGAAAAGTTCGCGGCACGGACTTCGTTCAGTGTGCAGTCTGCAGGCGAAGCCGCAACGATGCTGCTGGCGAAGGGTGTCGGCGAAACCGACATCATTCCCACAATGCAGCTGCTGGGCGATCTGGCGATGGGCAATTCCGAGAAACTGGGGTTTCTTGCCAAGGCTTACACGGACGTTCAAGCCAAAGGCAAACTGATGGCGCAGGAGCAGAATCAGTTTGCTGAAAACGGCATCAACCTATTTGAGTTGCTGGCGAGAACCACAGGCAAAAACACCGCTGAATTGATGGCGATGCGTGAGGCCGGACAAATCAGTTTCGGCATGGTGCAGAAGGCACTGATTTCGGCGACTGCCGAGGGTGGCAAGTTTTATGGAGCGTTGGAGAAGGCAAACGCGACGTTTACTGGTCAATGGAATTCGTTGATCGAGGGTGTGCAGACGCTGGGGCGCATGTTAGGCGAAATGGTTCTGCCACACCTGACGGCGATGGCCACGAAGGCCAATCAGATCCTGCAGGCGTTCGCGGCAATGCCGGAGAAAGCAAAGTTTTTGGCGGACGTGTTGGTGGCAGCAATCGACGTGGGCATGGCGTATCTGGAGGAGCAGTGGCCAAAGTTGATGGGCCGACTGATCACCAGCACCGCAGCCGCGGCGCAGCAGGCACTGGATTTGACCAATCCACTGAAGATGATCGGCAACGCACTGGGCGCAGGAATGAACGCGCAGGGCAGGCCGGGCGGCAGTCCTGCACTCGGCGAAGCGCAGGCACGCCTGGCCGGGCTGCTGAAGCAGTTGGAAGGCGCAGCAGGTGCGGGCAAAAAGCCGGACGCGCTGAAGGCCGTCGAGGATCAGATTGCAAACGCGCCACCGCCGGATCTGGGCAAGGCATTGAGCACATTCATTGACAAGGCACGCGGCAGCGCACAACCGATTCTGCAGGCCGTTGCGAACGGCATTGAAAAAAAGGTGTTCGCAGGTGCGAACATGATCAACGCATTTTCGGGATTGTTTGGTGGCGAGAAAAAAGAGACTCCGGCAGTTCAGGAATCACGAGCAGCAGCAGCCGTTCAAAAGGGCTCAGCGGAGGCGTTTGCGGCAATTCGAGCAGCCATTGCGGGGCGTGAGGACGTAGGAGTCAAAGCCACGAAAGAGCAAACCAAAGCATTGGTAAAACCATTAGTACAATTGGTAGATTTAATTGAGAACGTGCAGCCGTTAAAAATGGTTCCGGCGTTCTTTGGAGGTTAGCTGAATGGCCGTTACAAATTTGGGCGAAGATCCTGCAGGAAGAGCGGCGCGAAACACAAAGGGTGTGCGAACCTATTCGCGGCGGTGGAAGGTATCGACCAGCCTTATCACTGAAAACGAATATCATGTTGGCAGCGCAACAGGACTACCGAAAATCGGCGACACGCACCCAAGCGATTCGTTGGCGTGGTGCGTTAGTCTCGATGTTCAATGCCCGAACCCGTGGAAAGGCTGGACAGTCACAGCAGAGTATTCCAGCGAATTCCAATTGAGCATCACGCCAACATCTGACCCAGCGATTATTACATGGGGGACCGAACAGTTTCAAAAACCAGCGGAATACGATAAGGATTTTAACGCGATCACCAACAGTGCAGGCGATAGCTACGATCCGCCGTATATGATGGACGACAGCAGGCGTGTTGCAACAATTCAAAAAAATGTCAGCGGTTCGCCGATTTGGCTGCTTGATTATCAGGACGCCGTCAACAGTGATGCGTTTAACATTGGCGATGTTGCGATTTTGGCAGGGCA